GTCGCATTCCCACTCGTTCGCCGAGTATTCGGTGGACTTCTTGCTAACGATCTTGTTAGCGTTCAACCAATGAGTCTCCCATCTGGGCTGATCTTCTTCTTGGATTTCACCTTTGGTGATACCCGCGGCGCCGCTGGCGCTATCGACGGATCTTCTCTCTTCGGTGGTGGAGTTGTCGGTCGTCAGATCACTGGTGGTATCTCTCTTGATGATACTACAACAACAGCTGGCGATACCGTTGTCAAGCAGGAACAGGGTTTCTACAACCTTAACAATGCATACTCTTCACCAACCGGTTCTTCAACCGTTACGGTGACGCTTGTTGCATCTGGTACTGCTGGGGACGATTACACCGGTCACACTACCAACAATCATATTGGCGGAATGACGAGTGGTTACGAGAATCTGGGTAAGCTGACAAGCTATGACCCTGATGTTTCTGGTACGCTCGTGGTTATCGGTCGTATTTCACAAACTGATGCGGGCTGGACTCAGCTTGATACAGACAATCTGATGTCAATCCATCACTCAGGTAATAGTGGCGGTACGCTTCTGCGTCGTTTGACCATCAAGGATCCTGTTACCGCAGGAAACTATTTGGTTGTCCACGCCGCGACTGGTTCTTCTCTAACCATGGGTGGAACTGAATTCAACCTCATCGACGGCTTACTTAATGGCCTCGACGGCGCCACCGGTGTAACCGTTAAAGGTACTGGTGGCTCTAAAAGCGTCACATTCCAGCATGCTATCGCTGATAACTTTGTCCAAGCTCAGGCTCAGGGCGCTGTTAAAGGTGCTACTCAGTGGGGACTTGAGGACAATGTTAGCATTCCTGAAATCGACATCAAGGTCGACAGTATTGCTGTCACCGCGATGACCAAGAAGCTGAAAGCTAAGTGGACACCTGAACTCGGTCAGGATCTGAATGCTTATCACAACCTCGACGCAGAGGTTGAGTTGACAAGTATTCTTTCAGAGCAGATTGCTCTGGAGATCGACCGTGAGATCGTTCAAGATCTTGTCAAGGGCGCTACTGGTGGAACGCTGTACTGGTCTCGTTCACCTGGCCTCTTTATGAATAGAGAGACTGGCGCTGAGGTTGGATCTTCTTCGAAGGCCCCTGACTTCACCGGTACTGTTAGTGAGTGGTACGAGACTCTGCTTGAGACTGTCAATGATGTCTCCGCCAGAATCCACCGTAAGACTCTGCGGGGCGGTGCGAACTTCATCGTGACATCACCTGAAGTTGCTTCCATTATGGAAATGACTTCTGGCTTCCGCGCTTCCATTGCTGTCGATGACAACAAGGGAACTGCTGGTGCTATTAAAGTTGGCAATGTGTCTAAGAAGTGGGATTGTTTCGTCGATCCTTACTTCCCGCGTAACCTGATCCTCGTTGGTCGTAAGGGTGGATCTTTCCTCGAAAGTGGATATGTCTACGCTCCTTATGTGCCATTACAAGTCACTCCTACCATTTTTGGTACTGAAGACTTCGTGCCTCGCAAGGGCGTGATGACTCGGTACGCCAAGAAGATGGTTAAGCCTGATATGTACGGACTAGTTATCGTCCGCGGCCTCATTGGTGAGGGCGGCGAATAATAGCCGATAAAGCGTAATTAAACGCAGCCCTGTCTCTTCGGAGGCGGGGCTTTTTTTTATACAAGTCATTGTTCAAGCCTTTTGTTCGCCGAGAAACTATTTACATGTGAAACAGGAGAATTACATGCATGGCAGTTCCAACTTTAGCACCCAAAAGCCAAACTAGTAAGGTCATATTGCCTTCGACTGGAAGCACTTTCCAGTTGTATTCTAACGGCGCCGGAAACCCTTCAAATTATCCTTTTGGGATATATGTTGAGGGCGCGCTGTACGATTCAAATTTTATTTCTGGAGCATCTGATCAGGTCGCTTTCACCTTTAAGAAGCTGGGCGGAGATGTCTTGGATATCGAGCTTGTCCCCGGCAATGTTTATACGGCCTATGAGGAGGCAGTACTAGAGTATTCATATCAGATCAACATACATCAAGCAAAAAATGTCCTCTCTGATCTGCTGGGAATGACCACGGGCACATTCAATCATGATGGTCAAATGATTGACAGCGGAACGGTCGGCGGCACGCCGGCAAATATCAACCTCAGATATCCGAGATTTGAGTTTAGGTATGCTAAAAGAATTGGAGATGGTGCGGCCCAAGCTGCCGGCTTCGGCGGCGCCTTGACAGAATATTCTGCGTCTTTTAGGTTGGTAGATAATGTGCAAGTATATGACTTGCAGAGCATTCTAAAAGATAACTCCACTGGAACAGATCCTGCCACCGGAGATAATCCAGATTATGCCAACCTAATAGGAAACAACAAGGTAACCATTAGAAAAGTATTTTATAAAACACCACAAGCAGTGTGGCGCTTCTATGGTTATTACGGCGGATTAAATGTTGTTGGCAACATGAACAACTATGGTCAGTTCTCGGACGATACTACTTTCGAGCTTATACCTCCTTGGCACAATAAGCTTCAAGCCATGGCTTACGAGGATCACCTTTGGACAAGGCTTTCCCACTTCTCTTATGAAATCCACAACAACAAATTAAAGATATACCCTATTCCGTCCACAGATGTGAATTCTCACATGTGGTTAACTTTTACCATCCGCAAAGATGCCTGGGAAGAAGATGATGATAGATCCACAGGAATAAAGGGCATCAACAATATGAATTCACTACCCTTTGATAATATTCCATACAAGAATATTAACGCCATAGGAAAGCAGTGGATACGAAGATATGCACTGGCATTAACGAAGGAAATGTTAGGCCAGATTCGAGGAAAGTTTGGCAGTATTCCGATTCCAGGAGAAACCATAACCCTGAATGCATCGGACCTGTTATCTCAGTCCTCGAATGAACAAACGGCCCTCAAAGAAGAACTTAAGGGAATCTTGGACGAGATGACCTACAGGGCCCTCGCCGAACAAGACCTCGCCATGGTTGCCGCGGCTTCTACGGCGCTGGAGGAAGTCCCGCTTTTAATATATCAAGGATGATAGATAATGTCTGATAACAAATGGTCCCAGCCAGACGCTCCCCCTCCGCCGCTTTTTGCTGGAAAGAAAGAAAGAGATTTAGTTAAGCAAGTTAATGACGAACTCATTGAGAGAGTCATCGGGCAAACTATAATATATTATCCTCTTGATAACCAAAGAACCAACTATCATTCCCTATATGGGGAAGCGATAGAAAAAACATTCCTTCCGCCAGTTAAGGTAAGCGCACTAATTGCGTGGGGAGGCGTTCAGACAGAATATGCCAACAATATAGGTTTAGATAAGGCGACCAATATAACTGTGCACTTTCACAAAAGGCGCTTAACAGAAGATCAAGATCTTTTTGTTAGAGAAGGCGACTTTGTTTTGTACGGAAGCTTTTTTTATGAGATAGTTAGTTTAGCAGAGCCGACAAGAATATTTGGACAGGTTGACCATAGAATGGAAATAGCTGCCACATGCATAAGAGCGCGGGAGGGCTTATTCGATGCCACATGATGAATTTGGGACATATACGAAAGAAATTTCATTAATGCCTTCTACTATTGAGACCGTCGACGGCGCAATGTTCGATTGGCTTGACGGCCTTGAAGCGCACGCCACGACCAACAAGGGGTGGAAGAAGGTTCCGTCTATTTGGGTCTCGGCCGAGAGAGCATATCAGATAAAAAACAATCAAGAACTTCGTGATGAAAATGGAATTTTAAAACTTCCACTGGTGACATTAAATCGGGTTTCTATAGATAAGGATCCTACCTTTAAGGGGGTCGCTTGGGCACATATTCCTCCATATAACGACTATAAGGGCGGAGCGATAACTGTTGCTAAAACTGTGAATCAGGGGAAGACTTCTAATTTTAAAAATGCGTTTTCCTATAGAAAAAATCCGAGCGATGGCCATGGGCAATTAAATTTCCCCTCAAAAGTAAATCTCACGGTGTATAATACTTATACAATGCCAATTCCAACATATATTAGTGTGGTTTATAGCGTGGGAATAAGGGCAGAATACCAACAACAAATAAACGAGATATTGACACCATTTATTACGAAGACCGGCCAGATAAATAATTTTTTCATTAAGAAAGAGGGGCATAAATTTGAAGGCTTCATCCAACAAAGCTTTACGCAGGGCAACAATGTGACCAATTTAGGTAACAATGAGAGGATGTATGACACAACGGTTAGCATCAGAGTTCTTGCATATTTGCTTGGAGAGGGAAAGAACGCTGAACGCCCGAAGATTACAGTCAGAGAAAATGCAGTTCAAATCGTTCAAATGAGAGAACGAGCTGGCCTAAGCGAGATTCCAGATCATATAGATCCAACGGTTTCAGACAGGCTATCCAAGAAAGGCTTTTATCGAGAGTAAAATGGTCTTTCAAAGAATGAACAACTATTTATTGTTGTAAGAAGCAAGTAGTATCACTTATTGTGTTTTTGAAGAGGAGACTAGGCTAAATGGCAGCTAATCGATTTAAATTTATTTCACCAGGCATATTCCTTAACGAGGTGGATGAGTCTCACATACCGCCGGCACCAGAGATCGAAGGTCCGGTTATCATTGGCAGGTTCCGCAAGGGGCCAGCAATGCGTCCCGTTAAGGTCCGTTCATATTCTGAGTTTGTAGATGTTTTCGGGCAACCAATTCCAGGCAACGAAGGGCAAGATGTTTGGCGATCAGGACAGGCAACTGGGACAACCTATGCAGCATTTGCTGCCAAAGCGTGGCTCAATGCAAACGCCGCCCCAGCTACTATTGTTCGTCTTTTAGGCGAGGACCACAAAGATAAAACAGCAAATAATGATATTGCCGGCTGGACAATGGGAACAGGCGATTTGCCGGCCGATCCAACGGCCGACTCCTCTACGAATGGCGGAGCATATGGCCTTTTTGTCATTGATTCCGGAAGCTGGGATACACACAACACAGGAACTCTGGCTGCTGTCTTTTATATGACCAGAGGAACTTCTATGGTCATGTCCGGTACCATCCGCGGCGAGCTAGCCGCTGATGTTAACAAGACTGGCACTTACGGACTTATAAAGACGACTGCCGTCGACAACCGTTTCAAGGCTGCTCTCTATGAGAACACTACAAAGGTTAAAGATTTTGAATTTGACTTTGAAAGTAACAGCGGCCGATATATCCGAGATGTTTTCAATACCAATCCAATTATAACCAACAGCGCTGTGGTAAACTCCAGCAATGTAACGGCGGGTAAAGACCTTTACTGGCTAGGAGAAACATTCGAAAGGGCAGTTTCTGATAACACAACTTCTGGCGGAAACCAGTGGGGCTTTATTGCTGCCTTGAGAAGTTCTTCCGTGTCATTGGGGGATGTCGTTGATTGGCACGACCGCCAAAGCAGCTGGGTCAACGCAGAATCTAACTGGATCTTCTCTCAAGACTTCGGCGCCGCTGCAAATTTTGATCCGCCAAATAGTTGCACTAAACTATTCAAATTACATGCCCTAGACTATGGTGAGTGGGGCAACAGACTTAAAATTGGTATTGAGGATGTTCGATATTCTCCCAACGATTCTAACCCGTATGGCTCTTTCACAGTTGCTGTGTACCCCGCCAGCGCCAAAGATAGAACCGCAAAACATGAGGCCTTGGAAAGATTTACAAGGTGTGATCTTAACCCGAGTTCTCCAAACTATGTTGAGAAAAGAATTGGCGACAAGAAAATTGTTTGGGATTATGATCAGGGCCGGCATCGGTCTGAAGGATACTATCCAAACCAATCTAAGTATATTCGCATTGAATTAAATGAGTCAGTTCGCGAGGGTATGATTAGCAAGCGCGCATTGCCTTTCGGCTTCGGCGGCCCAATCCGTCCTCGCAGTTTCTCATATTATTCTGGGTCTATGGCTTTTGCGCCTAACAACAACACATATCCCTTGGAAATTACCGAAGAGAAATCCATCTTAGGTACCGATTTCGCATTCACATTTGTCACTGGCGGCGCAGCCGCATGTTATTCTTTGTCCAAGGGCTCGCACAACAGGATATATATCGGCGGCGCCGGCCCGTCCCGACTCGGACTCAATGTTGGCGCATATGGAGATACGGGCGGCACTGCTGCTCACAGCTTCTCCGGTTCTTGGCGTTTCCCAACTGTACAGCAGCGTTCAAGCTCTGCTGATGGCGGGAATCCAGGTAAGGATGCTTATTTTGGGGTCCATGCGTTTAAGTCTCAAACCAGTACGATTTATGATCCAGGATATCCGGATCTGGTCAGGGGCCTTCCTTTTAGCACTCTGATATCGGATCGCCATGACGGACTGGGAAGCACCCTTCCGAGTGGCAAAGAGTATCCATGGGTATTCACTTTGGATGATGTCTATGTTAACAAGAATACTGGCGACGATACTGGAGCCTTTATTTCTGGCTCCCGTGTTGCCGGAACTTCTGAAACTGCCATCTCATCCAGCTATAAGGGTATTCTCGACTACTACGACAGGTTCTTCGTCCCAATGTATGGTGGCTTTAACGGCTTCGATGTTACTGAGGCAGAGCCTTTCCGCAACTCTTCATGGACTGTCGGTACAACTACAGAGTTGAATCACTACTCATGGAACTCGGTTGATCGTGGCATTAGAACAATTGCAGATCCAGAAGTTGTAGAGTGTAATATTATAACGGCTCCAGGCATAACAAATGATGACTTGACGGAACGCTTGATGCTCGTTTGCGAAGAGAGGGCCGATTCTCTTGGAATTATCGACCTCAAGGATGTTTTCACTCCATCGACTGAGAATACCGAATCTTTTGAAAACAATTTGGGCACAGTAAAGACGACTGTTTCAGACATCCAGTCCCGTGATATTAGCAACAGCTATGCATGTACATACTATCCATGGGTGCAGATTAAGGACACTAGAACAGATAGATTTGTCTGGGTGCCTCCATCCGTTGTCGCTCTTGGCACTTTTGCAAGCTCCGAGGCCAAATCTGAGGTGTGGTTTGCTCCTGCTGGCTTCACCAGAGGTGGGCTAACAGAGGGCTCAGCGGGACTACCTGTCATACAAGTTTCCGAGCGCCTGACTTCGAAGCAAAGGGATAGTTTGTATGAAAACAATATTAACCCGATTGCTAAGTTCCCAGCAGAAGGTATCGTGATCTTCGGACAGAAGACGCTTCAGCCGACTCAGTCTGCATTAGATCGAATTAATGTTCGTCGTCTTATGATATTTGTCAAGAAGCAAGTATCTAGGATCGCGGCTACGATTCTGTTTGACCAGAATGTACCAACTACATGGTCTCGTTTTACTAGTCAAGTTAATCCATTCCTTTCAAGTGTACAGTCTAGACTGGGCATTACAGAGTTCAAGGTTGTATTAGATGAGACTACGACGACGCCGGATCTGATTGACAGAAATATTCTCTATGCGAAGATCTACATTAAACCTGCGAGAGCCATTGAGTTCATCGCTATTGACTTCATCATCACTAGAACTGGCGCTTCATTCGATGACTAACAAGAAAGGAAGGATTTTTTCCTTCCCGAAACTATTTAAAATAGAAAGAGGGAGATTTAAATAAATGGGTCGTTTTTGGACAGATGCAACAGGGCAAGATCCCAAAAGAGCATATAGGTTTCAATGTGTGCTTCCTAATCTTGGCGAGAATGGCTGTACATGGTTTATAACTTCGGTAGGAAAACCGACAATAACTGTCAGCGAGTCAAAACATACATATTTGAATCATGATTTTTATTATCCCGGCAGAGTTAGCTGGAATACAATTAGCGTAAAACTTGTTGATCCAGTAGAACCGGACGCTACAGCTATCATGAGCGCTGCCATAGAGGATGCGGGCTATAAAGTTCCTGCAAGTTTCGAGCAGACATCTACTATTTCCAAGGCAGCCGCAACAGCGCAGCTTGGAGAGGTTGAAATTAAACAGATTGACTCTGAAGGCGGAGCCGTGGAGACCTGGACACTTCATAATGCATGGATAAAGAGCGCTACTTTCGGAGATCTCGATTATTCTAGCGATGCCCTTACCAATGTGTCGATAGAAATTAGGTACGACTGGGCCAGCTTGGATAAGCATGGCGCCACGGCAGGCCTACAGGATCGCAGCGCTAACGCTGGCATCTTTCAGCAACAATAATAAATAAAACATACAAGAGGTGAAAATTGAGAAATAACGAGCAACGCACGGGTGCAGGCCCGAGAAGCGATGACTCTGCTCCGGAGGCCCTAAGCTCCAACGAGCTTTTTAACTTTTCAACACCAACTGAATTTGTTGAGCTTCCTTCTCGTGGCATATATTATCCCGAAGGACACCCTCTTCATAATTCTAGTGAAGTTGAAATTCGCTATATGACAGCAAAAGATGAAGATATTTTGTCTTCGAAGACTCTTTTGCAAAAAGGAATAGCAGTCGAGCGCTTCTTACAAAATATTATCGTAGATAAAAGCATCAATACAGACGATTTTCTGATTGGCGACAAGAATGCTATCACTATCGCGGCAAGAGTCACCGGATATGGGGAGGATTATGATGTTAATGTCACATGTCCAACCTGTGGGTCGAACAATCGTCAAACCATTGATTTATCCAGCTTAAATTTATACAGCGGGGAGGATTATGAAGAAGCTGGTTTCAAAAAAACCGGTTCAAACACTTTTGTTATTAAAGCCCCCGTCAGTGATGTTGATGTTGAAGTTAAGTTGATGACCGGCAAGGACGAGTCTTATCTTGCAAAACTTTCTGAAAATAGAAGAAAGAAGAAT